GAAACCCGTGCGTTTTTATATAGAAAAAGAGCCAAAGCCCAAAAGAAAAACAGCAAATTCTCATTTGCTGCCGAGGAAAAGTACATATGCTGTTTGGAACTGCAGAATCATGTTCTGGCAGGGTGATCGCATTTATCGCAAAGCCGGACGTAGCAATCTGCCTTTTCTCTGATTTCATGTCCGCACTTTTGGCACTTTCTCTTAGGCAGTGATCGGAAGAATTCGACTATGCTGGTCATCTGGAAGGCCTCCCCAAAGGTTTCAAATTGTGACAACTTCATTGTACTATAACAAATGGTTCTGTGTCAATGCTGTATCACTATAAATGGGCGCTGGTAAAAAAACTTTTATTGTAAGGATGCTACGTTTTGGTTTAAAATTAGACTATTATATAAGATTAAATAGTTAAAAAATGAAAGAATCGCAATAGGAGGAAGATGAATTGAAATTCATTGATAATAAAGGGATTACAGATCCGCAAATCAACCTGGCACTCGAGGAGTATGTGCTGGAGAACTTTGGAGAGACCGATACATATTTGCTGTTCTATATTAATGAACCATCGATCATCATTGGGCGCAACCAGAATACAATCGAAGAAATCAATACAGATTATGTCGACGGGAACGGCATCAAAGTTGTTCGCCGTCTTTCTGGAGGCGGTGCGGTTTATCATGACCTCGGCAACTTGAATTTCAGCTTTATCACACAGGATGACGGGGACAGCTTCCACAATTTCGCCAAGTTTACGGAGCCGGTTGTTGAGGCATTGAACGCGCTCGGTGTTCCTGCTGAACTGAAAGGGCGGAATGACCTTCTGGCAGATGGCCGAAAGATCTCCGGGAATGCCCAGTTTGCGACAAAAGGGCGCATGTTCAGCCATGGTACGCTTATGTTTGATTCTGAGATTGAGCATGTTGTAGCAGCTCTGAATGTGAAAAAGGAAAAGATTGAATCAAAGGGAATTAAGTCGATTCGCAGCCGTGTCGTCAATATCTCAGAATTCCTAGATGAAAAAATCACAATGCAGGAATTTAAAGACCTCATCCTGCGCTCCATATTCGAAGTAGACGATGTCAAGGATGTTCCGCAATATGTGCTGACAGAAGAAGATTGGGAAAATGTTCGCAAAATTTCTGAAGAACGCTACCAAAACTGGGAATGGAACTTTGGAAAATCACCGGCATTTAACAAACAGGCGTCCCATAAATTCCCGGCTGGACTTGTCGATGTCCGTCTTGATGTGAAGAAAGGCATCATCGAGAACTGCAAAGTGTACGGCGATTTCTTTGGAGTCGGCGATATTCATGACATTGAAAACCGCCTGATCGGTGTGCGCCATGAACGTAAAGCCATCGACGATGCTTTGACAGATGTGGAAATCCCGCATTATCTCGGAAAAATTACAAAAGAAGAATTCATCAATTTGATTTACTGATTCTCAAGGGCAGAACAAGGGGGCGGCCGACTTAAGGCTGCTCCTTTTTTCATTTTTGCTATGTCGGAATGTTAAATTTTGTATAATATTCAATAAAGAAGGGTTGTTTTCTTTCTTTTCTGTCTGTTTTCTGTTACGTTCTAAGAGACCCTTTCTCTCCATTTCAGAAAGGATGGATGAAATGGAAAACACGCAATATCCGGCAAGCTATGAAGTAAACCCCTTAACGATGGCAGTGCTTGCATGCCAGACCGACTCCGGCAAAACAACTGCCTATGTACTTGAACAGGATGCTGAATACAAGATCCCCAGCACCCCAACCAGAATTATTGATCTCTCCTGCGCCTTTTTTGGCGCAAGCCTCAAAGGCTAGAGAGTAATAGAACTACTAATAAACATCAATAGAATCCACAACGATAGAATATCCACGATCTAAGCCTACTCGTCTAAAATGAATCTGCTTAATAATTGATGTAACGAGCTGCTTCTTTTCGATACGTTCAAGACTGTGCCAATTGGAACCAACTTCTGTTAATATAGATTTAATCTCTTCTTTAGTAAGTTTTTCTTTTTCTTGGGCTGGCGTATACTGTTCCAGCTCTTTTTTTATCTCTAACTCCCGCACACGCAATTCGCCCATACGAGCTTTGAAATCTTCATATTCAATTACGTCATCGCTCCAAGCAAATTGATATTTCTTCTTTTTCTTTTCAATCTGCTGCAGTTCATCTTCTAACACAGATCTCTCGTCGATTATTGGTTCATTATGCTGATCTGCTTCAATTGTCTGTGCTACAGAATCAACAACATTCGATATATCCAAACGCTTTAAATAGTCTATAAAAGCATTTTCCAGTTTACGCTCAGAAGTGTAGGTGGGAACTTTACAATATCCATGAGTATGGTTTCTGCATCGATACTGCATGTACTTTATTATATCTCCGTCTTTATTCCTTTGTGCGGTGTAATTGCCTATTAATGGACTACCACATGAATTACATTTCAGAGTTCCTGAGAAAATGTAATCGCTTGAAAGGATCTTGGGCGGCTTACCGGCTCTGGATCCAATCAAGTCTTGGACACTCTGCCAAGTATCAAAATCTATAATCTGCTCATGTGCATTCTTAACTCGTATGTCCTTCCACACGTTCGTGCCCGCATAAGTCTCGTTCCTCAATACCTTCATAATCGTGTTATCTGACCAGTAGTTCCCGGCGCGAGTATAAAGACCTTTTTTGTTTAGATAGCCAGCTAGCTTATTCATGCCATATCCTTGCTGGTAGAGGTCAAAGATCATCTTGGCTACCTCTGACTCTCCGTCTTTCTTAGACAGCTTGTACGTCTTCTTATCAAGGGAAAAGCCGAAAGGGGGTACGTTGTGACAATACTTTCCTTGGCGTGCCTTTTCCTCTAAACCGAAGCTGATCCGCTCAGCCATGTTTTCACGTTCCCACTGGGCAAGTGCTGCGACAATAGTAATAAACATACGGCCCATTGCTGTGGTCGTGTCATAGACTTCTGTGGCTGATTTAAATTTGCAGCCGTTCTGTTCAAAGATCTCAAGTAACTTGTATAAATCAAATACGGATCTTGTAAGACGATCAAGTCTATAGACAAGCACACAGTCAACCAATCCTGCCTTAATGTCTTCAAGCATCTTCTGTAGTTCCGGACGATTTGTGTCTTTTGCAGAGATACCTTCATCAGCATAAAACCCCGCGATTTCCCAATCCTGTGACAAACAAAAGGCTTGCAATTTCTGCTTTTGAGCAGATACAGAATAGCCTTCTGCTGCTTGTTCTTCGGTACTGACCCTAATATAAATTGCGGCCCGCATTTCATCCCTCCTCAAATATAAAAGAGGCAGCTTATGGCCGCCCCGCATAAACTCTTTGGCCAAAAAGTTTATAGATCTTGTTCGTACTTGATTGCCTTACCGATTATCTTGACTGGAGATTCTTCGGAGACGATAAGCGTATCGTATTTAGGATTATCCGGTACAAGCAGAACGGTATCTCCTTGTTTTCTCACGCGTTTTAAAGTTGTCTCTGTATTGCCGTTTACAAGAACTGCGGCAATTTCACCGTTTTCAATATCAGGCTGCTCACGTATTAGAACAGTAGACCCAGCTGGTATCGTCGGCTCCATTGAGTTGCCTTTAGCTTCTAAATAGTAGCAGTTACCAGAGGGAAGGCTTGATTTTAAAGCCGTACGGTAACCTTTAAAGTTTTCCTCAACATCAATTGGATCACCGCAAGAGATCTCGCCTAAAACAGGTACCCTTACAAATTCATTGTCACTGATCTTAATTAAATTACTGGTTTTTTGTACAATTTCGTTTTCGTGTTTAATAGCAGAGACTTCGTTCCCGTAGTGAATAGTAGAAGCTTCACTAACGTAGCTGTCTGTTTTGTCTTCAGTATTGTAGCTGTTTTCTGTTTTTTCTTCAGTCAAATCTGACCTGGGAATACGAAAATAATCGGCAAGTAATTGAATTTTGTCTGCTCTTGGGTAGGTTTTGGCATTCATCCAATTAGACATTGTCATTGCTGGGATGTTTAGTTCTTGTGCAACGTCTGTTTGTGTTTTACCGACTCTGAATAGTTCTCTCTTTAAGTTTTTTGCAATTATTTTTTTTAATTCTTCAACGCCTGACATTTTATTGCTGACCCCCTTTCTACATCTAATGTTACCGAAAAAAGGTAGTCTTGTAAAGTACTAATTACGGTTTTAAGGTACAAAACTACCTTTTTACCGTTTGACAATACCTTTAAACGGTAATATGATAGTGTAAGATTTAGGAAAGGGAGGTTAGAAATTGGAATATCAAATCAGCCTTGCGGCAGCTCGGACAAATGCTGAATTAAGCCAGGAACAGGCAGCACAAGAGATCGGCATTGCCACAAAGACTATTGGCAACTATGAAAAGGGCAAGACTCCGATCCCTTGGATTACTCTTAAAAAACTAGCTCATCTATACCAAGTGCCTGAAGACATGATCAGAATTCCAATCGTGGATGACGGTAAGTTCGATGAAGATGAAAAAAATTTGGACTACACTACCTTTTAAAGGTACTAATGAGGTGATCAAATTATGCCTGACCACGCAATCAAGAAGATGCTTTTGTTTTTCGGCCGTACTTCAGTACCTCGAATTGCGACCGCTAGGAATATACAGCGAACGGAAGATAAGAAAGGGGTCAAGTCCAGTGCCTGATCGCATCGATGTGTTTTACCTGTCACTGTTTGCCTTGTCGCTGATCTTAATGTTTATGGCTTTGATTAGAGCCTGAAGGGTGGTGAAATATTTTGAACGCAAACGGTAAACGTCCAACGCGGAAGCATAAAGAGTTGATTGCTGCTGCTGGTCTGGACGCAGGAGAGTGGCTCGTAGTAAAGAACCTGCCACATCGGCTGGAAATTGTACATCGTATATTCTCCGATCGAAGAAAGACAATTAATATTTGAAGGGGGTGAACATGTTGGGAGAAGCTGCGGAAATGATCTTCGAAGGGATCCAATGTGAACAGTGTGGCTGCTTACTGGACGATGACGGTGAAGCTCTTGGCTATCCAGCCTCATGCGATGTCTGTGAATAAAAACGCCCCGCGGCAACGGGACGCTTAAACAAAAATCTATAAAACTATCTTATCACAATTAGGAGGAATCCATACCATGGATTTGAATGTTAACACGGAAATCAAACAGTCGGCCATCAATGGTCTGTTTCAAGAAGTCGAAGAGTTGAAAGTACAACGTGCTCATCTGAAAGAAGCAATGGACATGAAGATTGAAAAGATTGTGAATCACATCAAAGAGCACGGCAACGTTCTGGCCTACAAGAACAATGAGCAGCATGTTTTATCCATTAAAAACGGCACAGCCATCAAGCTGAACAAGGCAACACTGGCCAATGACCTGAACATTACCCAGCGTGAACTGAACCTGATCGGCGTGGCTGAACTGGTGGAAGAAAAGCGCATCACTTCTGAACGGATCAAAGAGTACGAATACGAAGAGCCAACGCAAAGGCTTCATGCCCGGAAAGCCAAACGAACTGACATTGAACTGATCTTGGGCGGGCCCCGCCAGTAATCCTAACACTAAAAGAGGAGTTTTTATATATGGAAATCAAAGTGACAATCGAAGCACCTGGCCTGGAGGGGGCACTTTACACGCTCGCCCAGGTACTTGCCAATTACGAAATGCCCGTGAAGGACCGGGAGTGCGAAGTAAAGAAGCCGGCCGCTTCAGCACCTGCTGCCAAAAAGCCAACGGAACCTGCCAAAGAAGAGCCAAAACAGCCTGAACCAGCTAAAGAAGAACCAAAGCCAGCTGCAGCTGAAAAGGTAAAAGGTCCGCCGCCAGTTTCTCTGGAAACAGTACGAGCCAAGCTTGCCGATCTGGCACGTGAAGGAAAACAGGCTCAAATCAAAGCCCTGTTCGGGGAATACGGTGCCGCCAAGTTGACTGAAGTACCGGAGGACAAGTTCCCGGAGCTGCTTGAGAAAGCTGCAGGCCTTTAATATGACCGGTCATGCAGAACGAGCACATGCCAGGTTGTCGGCATCAGGTGCGAGCAGGTGGATGGCCTGCCCGCCCAGTGCCCGGCTGGAAGATCAATATGAAGACTCTACAAGCGTTTTTGCTGAAGAAGGTACTTTCGCACACGAACTCTCTGAACTCCACTTGGGTCTATTCCTGGATCATTTTAGCAAGATGGCCTTTACCCGCCGTCTGAACAAGAAAAAGCAAGAAGACTTCTATTCGCAGGACATGGAAGACTACGTCCAGCAGTACGTGGACATCGTGATCGAGCGCATCAATGAAGCGCGGGCAAGGTCGGAGGATGCGGAGATTCTGATTGAGCAGCGTCTCGACTTCTCAGAATGGGTGCCGGAAGGCTTTGGCACTGGTGATGTCGTCATCATATCTGATGGCAAGCTCGAAGTGATTGATCTGAAATACGGCAAGGGCGTGGAAGTATCAGCTGTCGAAAACCCACAGTTAAGGCTGTACGGACTGGGTGCATACAATCAGTTCGGCATGCTTTATGATCTGGAAGAGATCAGCACGACAATTGTTCAGCCAAGGCTGGACAACATTTCAACCGAAACGCTATCCGTTTCTGACCTGGTTGCCTGGGCAGAAACTGAGGTCAAGCCAAAGGCAGATCTTGCAGACAAGGGAGAGGGCTACTTCACAGCTGGTGATCATTGCCGGTTCTGCAAAGCGCGCTTCACCTGCCGTGCGCGTGCCGATGCGAACCTTGAACTGGCCAAGCATGACTTCGCCAAGCCGGACGAGTTGGAACATGACGAGATCAGCGGCATTTTGGAAAAGGCGAAGGAACTGCAGAAGTGGGCGGCTGATATTGAGAAGTATGCGCTTGAACAGGCTGAGCAGCACGGGACTAAGTTCCCCGGCTGGAAGCTGGTTGAAGGCAGGAGCAATCGGAAATACACCGATGAAACTGCAGTCTTTGAAACTCTTACGACAGAAGGCTATGAAGAGGATAGGATCGCACCGCGAAAGCTGCTCACTCTTTCAAATCTCGAAAAGACCATTGGCAAGAAACAGTTTGGAGATTTGCTCGGCGATCTGGTCATCAAGCCTGCAGGTAAACCGACGCTTGTACCGGAAAGCGATAAAAGACCGGAACTCAATTCAACGGATTCGGCTGCAGCCGATTTTGAAGAGCAATAAACATGGCTCGGGACCATTACTGGGCTGTCTACAGTCACGTATCCAAGAAAGATGTATTCGGCATCAAGGCGTTTTCAAAAAGGAAAGCCCTGCAAGCACTGTTCAACAAAATCGGAAAGGATGCCTATAAATGGCGCTTTGAAATCAGGAAGAGAAAAATCAAGCAGCCGAAGAAAGTAAAAAATTTAAAAACAAACTCTAGGAGGAATTTTAGTATGTCGAACACAAAAATTATCACAGGTGAAGTACGTTTCAGCTATTTGCACGCTTGGGAGCCGCATGCGGTTGAAGAAGGTCAGGACAAGAAATATAGCGTTTCTCTTCTTATTCCAAAGTCAGACAAGAAAACAATTGCCGCTATTGAAAAAGCAATTGAAGCCGCAAAGGCAGATGGTAAATCAAGTAAATTTGGTGGCAAGATTCCAAGTAACTTGAAGCTGCCTCTGCGTGACGGAGACACAGAACGTGAGGACGATCCAAACTATGCTGGTCATTACTTCATCAATGCTTCGAGCAAGAACAAGCCAGGCATCGTTGATAAGGACATCAATCCAATTCTCGACCAGAACGAGCTATACAGTGGTTGCTATGGCCGCGCCAGCATTAACTTCTATGCGTTCAACGTATCTGGCAACCGAGGCATTGCAGCAGGACTGAATAACTTGCAGAAGTTGCGTGACGGTGAGTCGCTTAGTGGCGGAGCTAGCGCAGAGGATGACTTCTCTGATGGCTTCGGTGATACGGACGAAGACGATCTGCTTGGGTAAAACAGCATGAGGGGTGCCTGGCCCCTCTTTTCTTTTAGCTATTTTTACGGAAAGGGGGCTCCTAACATGAGTCTGAAGGCACTTGAAGTGAAAAAATCTATGCTGCTTGCAGAGTTAGCGACAGAAACAGTTTGCGACTTTTACGCTTCAAGAAAGTCCTCTTATGAAACCCATCTGAAGAGTTGTTCAGCGTGCCAGCGCAAGCAGGCGATTGGCAAAGAGTACGAACGGGTCATGCGAGAGATCAAGCAGGCGCAGGGAAGGAAACCAAACCCAGGACCAACTGCGGCAAAAGAGCGCCAACTTCATCCAGAAAAATACTACCGCATAGCAGCTGATAACGGAGTGTCTAGGAAACTGTTCAGGGCGAGATTGAAAGCCGGCCTTTCTTATGAAGAGGCGGCAAATACACCGATTCAAGGCAGCCGAAGACGGAGGGGAAAGAAATGAAGCAGATTGATTTATTTCGAGAAATTATAGTAGATAACTTTGCCGGCGGCGGAGGGGCCAGTACGGGAATAGAGCTGGCCACAGGGTTAAACGTAGACATTGCCATTAATCATGATCCGGCAGCCGTTGCTATGCATAAGGCCAATCATCCGGACACAGAACATTACCTTGAATCAGTTTGGGACATTGATCCTAAAGAAGTGGTCAAGGGGCGCAAGGTTGGGCTGTGCTGGCTGTCGCCGGACTGCACGCACTTTTCCAAAGCCAAGGGTGGCCGACCGGTTGAGAAGAAAGTGCGGGGTCTGGCCTGGATCGCCTTACGTTGGGCAGCAACTGTGCGGCCGCGGGTCATCATATTGGAAAATGTTGAGGAATTCAAGACATGGGGGCCCTTAAAAAACGGGCAGCCGGATCCGGACAGGAAGGGCTACACTTTTGGCTCGTTTGTTCACCAGTTCCGCCGCCATGGCTATGAGATTGACTGGCGGGAGCTGAGAGCTTGCGACTACGGGGCACCAACAACCAGGAAACGTTTCTTCTTGATCGCCCGATGTGATGGGCGGCCGATTGAATGGCCTGAGCCAACCCATGGGCCACCGGAAGAGGTCAACGTGCAGCTGGGTCTAAAGAAACCATACCGAACTGCAGGAGAGATCATTGACTGGTCCATGCCAGCACCAAGCATATTCACGAGAAAGCGCCTGTTGGCAGAGAATAGCATGCTGCGGATAGCGCGCGGACTCAAAAAGTTTGTGTTGGAAGCAGAACAGCCTTATATCGTTGATGACAAGGCATGCTTCCTACAACACTATTACAGCCATCAGGGAAATGAAACCCGGGCCGGCAGCTTGGACGAGCCAATTGCAACAATTCCGACGGCGAATAGGTTCGGCCTGGTCACTGCGTTTCTGACCAAATATTACGGGGCGGGCACGGGGCAAACGTTAAACGAGCCAATTCATACGATCCCAACAAAGGATCGTTTCGGCTTGGTTGCTGCCTTCATGACAAAATACTACGGCACGGGGGTCGGCCATTCTCTGGACGAGCCACTGCACACCATCACATCAGGTGGCAACAAGTTTGGACTGGTAACGGTGGCTGGCCAGAACTACCGGATCGTAGATATTGGCATGAGAATGGTTCAGCCGCACGAGTTATATCCGGGACAAGGCTGCCCGACTGGCTATATTTTTGATCGAGACTACCTCGGAAATAAAATATCCAAGAAGAACCAACTGGCCAGGTGTGGCAACATGGTTCCACCACCGTTCGCAGAAGCGTTGGTGAGAGCGAACCTACCAGACATGTGCGTTAAGAAATATGAGTACAAATCAGCTGTTTATGCGTAACAACTTTCTACAATAGGCGGGTCGAATTTAAGAACAACCGATACGCATTATAAAAATCAAACAATGAAGGGGAACGGGTTAAAACAGTCTTTGATAATCACTTTAAAGAATCCGTTGCTTCTGATATGAATTTTTCTAAAGCCTTTTCTTTTTCTTGTTGCTCCTTTTCTGCTAGTTTCCAGTCTAAAATTATTTCAATGCCTATTTGAACTTTAGGGAACATTTCTAAACATTGTTTTTCCGAGAGACTGTGAATTCCCATACTAAGAATTGAATATATCTTTCTATTTTTTACAAGTATTTCGGGGAGGTAGTCTTTTATGTAGAAAATCTTCTCATCCATCCTTTTCTGAGCGAATTCAGCTTCGCTTAATTGAGGATTGGAAACCAATGCTTTGTTCTTCTGATCGTTTATTAGGTTTTCAAAAATTCGTCTCAAATAGACATATGATCCCGATCCAATGCCATGAGAAAATAGCCCAATTGCTTTAGAAAATTCACGATAGTCTTGTTTTAGTAAACTACGGTATTTCTCAATTTTGTTCGATTCAATATCTGCCAGAGAAGGATATTGGCCGAATTTCACAATTTTATCGTCCTGTACTCTAAAACAGAAATAGTAATTATGACTATACTCACGTGTGCATTTAAAACTCAGTAAAAATTCTCCTTGAATGTGTTCGGATTTTGGGGTTCTAGATGATGGGCTTCCAAATGAAACTGGGAACTTTTTGAAAGTTGATTCCTTTTTACAATAAATACAATAGCTATCAAATTGGGTTTCAATAGAACTAGATTTTAACTTGTAGACTGTATGAATATCATCGATGGTTTGCTCATTATACAAAGATAATTCGGTTAGTAGAAAATCAACAGAAAAATTTTTACACATAAATATTCCTCCCTATTTACTAATTTTACCACAAAAGTAAGGGGAGAGTTTACCTGAGGCTGGGTACGCATTTTCTACTCGGTATTTTAAACCGAAACATTCTTAAAAAGGAGGAGTAGAAAGAGAAATGATAGTTCTCAGTATTGATATTGAAACCTATTCAGACGTGGACCTCCTGAAATCAGGGGTCTATGCCTATACAGATTCAGACCAGTTTGAAATTCTTATGTTCGCCTACGCTTATGATGATGGACCGGTACAGATCATTGACCTGAAGCAGGGAGAAGTTCTACCGGACAAGGTGCTCTCTGATCTCACCAAACCTTCTGTTATCAAGTCGGCTTTCAACGCGAACTTCGAAAGAACCTGTATATCGAAATATCTAGCGAGCACTATGCCAATTGAGATCAGTCAGATTTATATGGACCCCAACCAGTGGCACTGTACTGCCGTTCATGCGCTTTACGCCGGACTGCCCGGCAATCTTGACGGAGTGGCGAAGGCTCTCAAGCTGGATGATCAGAAGGACAGTACCGGCAAGGCGCTGATTCGCTATTTCTCACTTCCTTGTAAAGCGACCAAAGTAAACGGCGGCCGAACCCGTAACCTGCCAGTACATGATCCGAAGAAGTGGCAGCAGTTTCTGGACTATTGTAAACAGGACGTGGAAGTGGAGCGCTCCATTCGAAAAAGATTAGAACGGATTCCGGTTCCAGAGACTGAATGGAAGTTGTGGGCGCTTGATCAGGAGATTGTTGATCGCGGCGTGCTGCTGAATCCGCAGATGGTCGAGCATGCAGTTGCCTGTGATAGCAAGTATCAGGAAAAGAGAAAGCTGCGGGCCATGGAGCTGACTGGTTTGGACAACCCGAACAGTGTGGCGCAACTGAAAGGCTGGCTAAAGGAAACAGACGGCATCGAAGTGGACAGCCTGGCCAAAGACATCCTTCCCGATCTGATCAAGCAGACGAAGAATGAAACGGTGAAAGAAGTGCTGGAGTTGCGGCAGGAAATGTCCAAGACCAGTGTAAAGAAATACCAGGCTATGGAACGAGTAATATGCCGGGATAACCGGGTGCGCGGGTTGCTTCAATTCTACGGGGCAAGCCGAACCGGCAGGTGGGCGGGGAGGCTTGTCCAGGTACAGAATCTACCATCGAACAAAATGAAGCAGCTGGACCTGGCTCGCAATCTATTACTGGAAGGAAACTATGAGGCACTTGAACTGCTATTTGATCAAGTGCCTGATGTTTTGTCGCAGCTGGTCCGCACAGCGTTTGTTGCACCGGAAGGCAGCCGGTTTATTGTCAGCGACTTCTCTGCCATCGAGGCTAGAGTCATCGCTTGGCTAGCCGGCGAGCAGTGGCGGCTGGACGTTTTCGCTACACACGGAAAGATCTATGAGGCTTCGGCCAGTCAGATGTTTGGCGTGCCGGTTGAAGAGATTGGTAAGGGTTCGCCATTGAGGCAGAAAGGTAAGATCGCCGAGCTTGCGCTTGGCTACGGCGGCGGTGTCGGTGCTCTGGATGCCATGGGCGCGCTTAATATGGGATTGGAAGAGAAGGAGCTGGCCGGCCTTGTGAAGGCTTGGCGTGCTGCCAACCCATACATCACCAAGCTTTGGTGGGAGTGTGGCGATGCGGCTCTTGAGACGGTGCAGAATAAAACAAGAGTTGAATTGCATCATGGTATTGCCTTCCATTATCAGCCGGGCATGCTGTTTATTGAATTGCCGTCTGGCCGCAGACTCTCCTATGTAGCACCAGCCATGCGGGAAGGAAAGTTCGGTCAGGAGCTTTCATACATGGGTGTCGGGGCCACGAAGAAATGGGAACGCATTGGCACCTATGGGCCGAAGATCGTGGAGAACATTGTCCAGGCGATTGCCCGCGACTGTCTTGCCCAGGCACTGATCCGGCTTAATGAAGCAGGAGCCACACCGGTTATGCATGTCCATGATGAAGTGGTTCTCGAAGAGCCTTATGGCAGCAACCTGGATCTAGCTGAAGTGGAACACATTATGGGGCTACCTATTAAATGGGCGCCAGGGCTAGATCTGCCGGCAGACGGCTATGAGACGGAATACTACCTAAAGGATTGATATAGATGGAGACAGCAAAGCAAATAGCAATATCGCATGACGGTTCCCTCACGCTTGCTGTCGGGAAAAGCAGGCGGGAAACAGAATGGAAGAACCGTGACATGCTGTGGTCAGAGCTGGTGAAGAAGCTTTCCCAGACACGCCGGACTGGTGAGACTCTGCAAGACTACAAAGCCATGTCAAAGGATCAGCAGGGCAGCATCAAGGACGTTGGCGGCTTTGTCGGCGGATCTTTGAAAGGTGGCCGGCGTAAAACGGAGAGCGTTGGCTGGCGTCAGCTGCTTACTCTGGATGCGGACCACTTAAAGTCGGCTGCTGAGGGTGAAGGTCTTTGGGCAAGCCTTGAAATGCTTGTTGGCTGCGGGGCTGTTATGTATTCAACGCACAGTCATGAACCAGAGAGGCCGCGCCTGCGTTTCGTCATTCCTCTATCCAGGGCGGTAACGCCGGACGAGTACCAGGCGATCAGCCGGAGAGTGGCCGCCGATCTCGGCATTGATTTTTTCGATGATACGACTTATGAGCCACATCGGTTGATGTACTGGCCAAGTACGGCACAGGACGGCGAGTTCCTTTTCGACTATTCGGATGAACCTTGGCTGGATCCGGATGAAGTGCTTGCCCGGTTTGAGGACTGGCGCGATCCATCATACTGGCCCGAGAGTTCCCGGGCGCAGAAGCGCCGGCAGCGTTTGGCCGATAAGCAGGGAGATCCTTTGGAAAAGCCTGGCATGGTCGGCGCGTTCAACAAAACTTATACAATCCCTGAAGCAATAGAGACGTTTCTCGCTAATGTCTACGATGATGCCGGCGATGGCCGCTACACCTATTCCGACGGCACCAGCGTTGGCGGGTTGGTACTTTACCAAGACGAGACGTTTGCTTACAGCCATCACGGCACGGATCCGGTCGGCGGCCGTCTTGTTAGTGCGTTCGATCTTGTGAGGATCCATCTGTTCGGTGCGCAGGACGAGGATGCGAAAGAAGGAACACCTGTCAGCCGGATGCCATCCAATCTGGCCATGATTGACTTTGCTCAGAAGGACAAGGCAGTCATGATCACGCTTGGCCGCGACAATCTTGAAAAGGCACGGGATGAATTCTCAGATGGTTTTGAGCCGGAAGAGGAAGATTCTGATTCTTGGCTTGGCCGTCTTCAGCGAAACAAGCACGGCACTGTTCTCTCTGAAGCACCGAACGTCAAGCTGATTCTCCAAAATGATCCAGGGCTTAAAGGTAAATTTGGCTATGATGATTTTGCCTACCGCATGACAGTTCTTGGTGATCTGCCTTGGCGGTCGATTGAGCGAGGCCAATACTGGGCGGACAATGATGATGCTTGCTTGCGGAACTACTTGAGTACGGTGTACGGAATCAAAGGGCTTAGCCTGATCCATGACGGCATGGCCGAGATCGCAGAGCAAAATGCTTTTCATCCCGTTGTTGAGTATTTGGACAGCTTGGTGTGGGACGGGCAGGCCCGAGTGGACACGCTGTTTATTGATTATCTTGGTGCAGAAGATACTGCTTATTCACGGTCTGTTGCCAGGAAGGCGCTGGCCGCAGCTGTGAAGCGCGTCATGGAGCCGGGCTGTAAATTTGACTATATGCCGGTATTGGTCGGCGCACAAGGCATCGGTAAAAGTGCCTTCATTGGAAAACTGGGGCGGCGCTGGTTCTCCGACACGTTGGACAGCGTGCAGGGCAAAGACGCCTATGAGCAGCTGCAGGGTGTATGGCTGATGGAAATGGGCGAGCTTTCTGCAACAAAGAAGGCAGATATAGAAGCGATCAAACTTTTCATAACGAAACAGCAGGACCAGTTCAGGCAAGCATATGGTCGGCGGTCAAGTATATTTCCACGCCAGTGTGTATTTTTCGGAACCACCAACGATTCTGAGTTCCTTCGTGATCGCACCGGGAATCGCCGGTTTTGGCCGATACCGGTTGGGCAGCAGCCGATCCAAAAAGACCAGTGGACTGAACTGACAGAACAGGAGGTCAATCAGATTTGGGCTGAAGCTGTCTTCAACTACCAGATGGGTGAATCTGTTTATCCTGATGAGGTTATGGCACAGGAGGCCAGAGAAATGCAGGAGCTGCATATGGAAGATAGCACGCTGTCTGGAATTGTTGAGGAGTATCTGAATACGCCTTTACCGGAGGATTGGGAGGATCGGGATATTACCGAGCGACGTATGTACCTAAGTGGCGATTTTGAGGGCGAAGTCCCGGGAACTTTAGAACGGGAAAAGGTGTGTGCGATGGAAGTCTGGGTGGAAGCAATGAACGGAATCCCGAAAGATTTACCGCCGATTAAAGCGAGAGAAATCAATGATATTATCCGGAGATCACCAGGATGGACAGAGTATAGGAAGAGCCGGGGCAGGATGAAATTCGGCAAAAATTATGGCATTCAAAGAGCCTTTATAAGAGAGTTTTAACGGTATCCATAAGGCACTTTACGGTATCCATACTATTTACGGCAAAACGTCTAAAAGTATCCATAGTATCCATGCGGTTGCCATACCATGGATACCGACCAAACCTTTTTGGCTCTAAGTGTCAGCCCTGTTGGTATCCATAGTATCCATACTTTCTATATAGAATGTAGTAATTAAGAGAATATACACATATATGGCACTATAGCCTCTTAATTACGATTATATGTACAAAAGACAATTTTATGGCAACCATGGCAACCGCATTGAAAATGAGGTGGAGTTTTTGAGAGAGAGCAGTTTGGAGAGAAAGCTGAAAAATGAAGTGGAGAAAATGGGCGGCGCTGCTATGAAATTTACATCACCTGGAATGGCGGGAGTGCCGGATCGACTGATCGTATTGCCGGGCGGAAAAATTTTCTTTGCAGAGGTAAAGGCGCCAGGCGAAAGGTTACGGAAGTTGCAGCTGAAGCGCCGAAAAGATTTGCAGAAAATGGGCGCTGCTGTTTATGTCATAGATTCTGTTGAAGCGATTCAAGAAATGGTTCAGGAGGTGATTGAGTGAAGTTTATCCCGCACAAGTACCAGGAAATCGCCATTAAAAAAGTGATTGAAGAACCGATAGCTGGTTTGCTTCTCGACATGGGTCTTGGAAAAACAGTGTCAACACTGACTGCTATTGTGGATCTTCTGCATAATAGTTTCGAAGTTTCAAAGGTTCTTGTTATTGCACCAAAACGTGTGGCGGAAGATACCTGGAGCCGTGAGACGGAGAAATGGGACCACACCGCATACCTGAAAGTCTCAAAGATTCTAGGCAGTGAATTGGAAAGACTGGTAGCACTTCGGCAAAAAGCTGACATTTATGTAGTCAATCGTGAAAATGTAAAATGGCTGACCGAATATTACAAGACAAAATGGCCGTTTGACATGGTCGTAATCGATGAGTTTTCCAGTTTTAAATCTTCCAAGTCTCAGCGTTTCAGAGCACTCCGCAAAGTGCGGCCATACATCAAAAGGATTGTTGGACTGACGGGTACACCGGCGCCAAATGGGATGATTGATCTTTGGCCGCAAATTTATTTGCTGGATCAGGGAGAGCGTCTGGGGAAAACCTTGACCAGCTACCGGGACACATACTTCAAACCGGGCAGACGGAACGGCCACATCGTTTATGAATGGAAATTGAAGGATGATGCGGAGCAGGGAATTTATAGCAAGCTCTCTGACATTTGTATTAGCATGAAAGCAAAAGACTGGCTGGATCTGCCTGAACGGACAGATTTAAAAACAGAGATTGATCTGCCGGCCAGAGCGCGGGCCCAGTACAAAGAACTGGAAAAGGAACTGGTTCTTGCCTTTGAGGATGGTGACGCAGTGGCCGATACTGCAGCTGTCCTGTCCAACAAACTTCTACAGATCGCCAACGGTGCAATATACGATGAACACAAAAACACGCAGTTCCTTCATGATGAAAAGCTAAAGGCAATGGACGACTTGATTGAACAGGCAAACGGCAGGCCAGTGATGGTGTTTTATTCTTACAAGCATGACTTGGAAAGATTAAAAGAGCGATACAAGGAGGCGGAGACGATTGAAGCTGATAATGCCATCGCCAGATGGAACAAAGGCGAAATACCGATTCTACTTCTGCATCCGGCATCTGCCGGGCACGGGCTGAATCTGCAGGATGGAGGAAACATCATTGTCTGGTTTGGATTGACTTGGAGTCTTGAGCTTTACCAGCAGGCTAATGCCAGGCTGCACCGGCAAGGACAAAAGCAGGCTGTAACCATTAATCACATTGTTGCTAAAGACACAGTCGATGAAGACGTGCTGAAGGCACTGGAAGGCAAGGATGTGTCACAGGAGGCTTTGATCCAGGCACTTAAAGCGAGGGCGGAAAAGTACAAGCAGATGGAATGACTAAAAGGCGGGTGAGCAGGGTGTACGAGTGGCTGCTGGAATACCGGGATCTGGTACAAGACATTGATTATTTGGAACATAAACTAGAAAGAAACGAAGTGGAGGTAAAGCGCTGGATCGAAGGGGATCTTGAAGGGGTGCCATTGCGGCGAGAATCCATTGCGGCCAACCTTGAAGAGATCATTGAAAAGATCAAGCAGGAAATAGCATTTAAGCACAGACAGCGAGATAAGCTTATTCAGCTGGTCGAGAAGTTTGAAGGCTTGGAGCATCGAATCCTTAAGCTAAAATATGTGGACGGCTATACGCTTGAGGCAATTGCATTGAAATTAAACTATAGTGCAAGCCATATTAAAAAGAAGCATGCCGAGCTAATCAGGCTAATCCGTTTCGTGGATTCGGAAGGTATTATTTAGGTTCACTCCTTAAGTGAATTGCGCCTATGGAAAAACTGTAATACAGTGTTAGTGTACCAGTTTGCATCCAAGCACTGTATTCAACTGACCCGTCAATTTTGGCGGGTTTCTTTTAAAACCTGATGAATGATATACTCGGATAAAAAGCCGAGGAGAATGGAACTTGAAGAAATTAATGGCAACGATTTTATTTGCTATTGTGTTGCTGGCTGGATGTAATCAACAGAAATTTTCTGAGGAACCAAATGAAGTTCCTATTGAAGAAGATGCAATGCAAGAAACTACTACTGATCCAATGATCGCCGGTGATAAAACATCGAATATACGTCACTTGGAAAAATACAGTAATGAGTGGGAAGTCAAAGGATGGTACAAAACAGAAGGAACAGATGACAAAGGCTTCAACCACATTGAGAAAGATGGCATTGAAATTGATTATGCTATCGTCTCAGTAAACGGAGAGCCAACTGGAGATACGGTTGCAGCACTTGGGGAGATTCGAAATAATACTGATAAGCCAATACACTTGAATGGCTTCTCCGATATATTCACAGATCAGGGGGAACAGGCAGACCTTAGTGGATTTGTAGAAACACTCCGACCAGGAGCAAGAGCAAAGCTTATGGGGTACGTGGAGGGATTTGATTATGGACTGCCTGCAGATTTTGAATTAGAAACTCCTGTCGTTTGGCTTGAACAAGAAGACGGTGAAGCTAAAACAATTTACCTTATCGAAGAAACGAAAAAGAAATTCACCAAAGAATAATTCAATGCAATAAATTAAGCGCTGATATTTTCAGGCGCTTTTTATTTTGGGTATTTTATATCTGGGCTTTAAATATTTCAGGCTTTATATTTTGGATCTTATATATTTTATCCTTATAAATTTACACTCTTTATTTTCTGCATGATATTTTTCCCCATACCATTTTCAAGGGGTCATGAAAAGGTTCGTAGAATATAAGATGATCAGTCTTTGAAGGGAGTGACACAATGGTAGCAGAGTACAAGACACCTTCAGACAGGAAGAAGTTATATAGGTCAGCTGACTGGTGTGGCCAGGATGGTCTGAGACTCCAAGCATTGGAGCGAGACAACTACGAGTGTGTAGAGTGTAGGCGTGAAGGCAAGGTGACAGCTGACTCGGTCAAGGTGGACGGCAAGCCCAAGGCTATCAAGCTGAACGTTGATCACATCTATCCAGTGGAACACTACCCGAAGCTGGCACTGGTGCTGGACAACCTGCAGACGCTGTGTGTGTACCACCACAACGTGAAGGAAGGCAGAGTGTTCGGCCGGTCGAATAAGAAAAAGAAATGGGATGATGAAGCGTGGTAAATGATAATGACGGAGCAAATTCCAGTTGCAGCAAAAGAAAAAGTTAAAGAGCTGCTTGCTGAATATGATATTCGTTTTATTGATTACAAAGTTGCTGAAGACGAATATACAATCAAATTAGAAAAATTGAAGAAGGAAAATAAATAATAGACCCCCCGCCAAAAAGTTTCGGGAAAATCAATTCTCCCGGGGACCGGGTAGGGGGCTCGACTGTCTGGATTTATTTCAAAAAAATCACGTGAGGGGGGTGGGCTATTTGGCGGTTGCTTTTCGAACCGATGTTGGTGTAGATAAAATAAAGGAATTTCTCATGTCGCGCATCGACACAACCAACCCGGTTGAAGTGGAAAAAGTCGGTAGGTACTTGAAGCACATCGAGATGTATCGGCGCATGGAACGGACAGTAAAAAAAGAAGGCGTATCGGTTATGACAGAGAACGGCAGCCAAACGTTTTTGAAGGCCCACCCTCTGCTTGGCGAAATGAACAAAATCAATTCCGCCATCATTAACATCGAGCGGTCTATCCAGTTAACAGATACGGAGAACATGGAGGACCCGCCGTCATCAGATGGATTGATATAGATGAAAATCAATAAGCACGTGACTTATTACATGGATCAGTACAAAGCTGGCAAAATCAAAGTCAGCAAGTACCTGGTCCTTTTGTTTTCTCATTTAAAGAAGCATTTATTTAACCGGGATGATATTTACTTTGATACAGAAATGCATGAGAAGTATATCGCTTTTACAGAAAAGAACTATTTCCCACTAGAGCCGTTTCAAAAATTCATTACGGCTTTTGTTTTCTTGTATTACAAGGATGATAGCTCGCCGTTTTATGAGCAGTTCTTTATTTACATGTCCCGAGGTGCCGGGAAGAACGGTCTGATCTCGTCACTAGTTCATTTTTTCATCAGCGACTTGCACGGGATAAGCAACTATAACGTCTCGATTGTGGCAAACAGTGAAGAGCAGGCGATGACATCGTTTGAAGAGGTCTACAACACGATTGAGCTTGCCGGCAAAAAGAGTCTGCTGCAGAAACTTTTTAAGCATCAGAAGTCTGAGATTGTCAGCAGGACAAACGGCAGCAAGATGAAGTTTCATACGTCCAATGCGAAGACGAAGGACAGCTTGCGTGATGGTTGTGTTATTTATGATGAAGTTCATGAATACGAGGATTCGGCCATTGTCGATGTCTTCAGTTCCGGTTTAGGTAAGGTGCGGCACTCGAGGGAATTTTTCATCACGACAGACGGTTTTGTCCGCGGCGGACATCTTGATGACCTGAAGGATCGGGCGATGCGTGTCTTGAATGGAGAGGCACTAGAAGATCCGTTGTTTGTTTTCATGGCCACGCTTGACCAAGTAGATGAAATGGAAGATTCATCAAACTGGCAGAAGGCAAACCCTATGTTTCATGAACCGATGAGCGATTATGCAAAAGTGTTGTTTCGAAAGGTGCGCACACAATACATCACGCTCGGAAACTCGAAGCCTTCAGCCCGAATCCGTTTCATGACGAAGCGGATGAATTTCCCAGGCACCGATTTAGAGACGTCAGTGGCGACATGGGAAGAGATCGAAGCGACAAGCCGAGAAATGATTGACCTGCAGAATAAAAGCTGCGTTGGTGGCCTGGACTTTGCATCTGTACGAGATTTTGCTGCAGTCGGACTACTCTTTAAAAATGGTGAGGATTACATCTGGAAATCGCATTCTTTTGTGAACAAGAATTTCCTCCGACGGGTCCAGATGGAAGCGCCGATTGAAGACTGGGCGGCGGAAGGGCTGCTGACAATAGTTGACGAACCAGTCATCAATATCAAACACATTGTCGGCTGGTTTGTTGAGATGCGAGAGCAGCACGGTCTGACGACAATTGTAGCCGATACTTTCCGCCTTGATCTAGTTAAGACGGCTCTCGAAGAGGAAGGCTTTGAAATCATGTATGTGCGAACGAAAGGGATAGAAGCGCTGCTCGCCCCGCGAGTGGAAACCATATTCGCAGAGAAGCGGGTTGTCTTTGGCGACAATCCTCTAATGCGCTGGTATACGAATAACGTCAAAGTCATCACGGACAAAAAGGGCAATCGGACATATGGCAAGAAGGATGAGGTCAGACGGAAGACGGACGGCTTCATGGCATTTATTCATGCACTTTACCGTGATGATCTGATTGATGAAGAGATGGATCTTTTTGTCGCAGATATGAATTTTTAGGGGGTGATGAACCATAGGACTGCTGGACATCTTCAGAAAAAATAAAGAGATTGAGCAAATGTTTGACATCGACCTTATTGAATCGGACATGGAGCGCGGCTACATGAAGCGGATGGCTCTGGAAACATGCATAAACTTCATTGCCCGTACGATCAGCCAGACAGAATTCCGCCGGCGTAAAGACGGCAAGACGATTAAAGACAGCATGTATTATATCTTGAACGTGAAGCCTAATGTCAATCAGACTGCCAGTGACTTTTGGCAAAATGTTATATCTAAAATGGCTTATGACAATGATTGTTTGATTATCCAGTCTGATACAGGTGACCTGCTCGTTGCTGATGACTTCGACCGGATCGAGTACGGGCTTGTACAAGATACATTTAAGGCTGTCAGGGTTAAAAACTTCACGTATCAGCGCACGTTTAGCCGTGATGAGTGTATTTACCTTCAATATGCCAATGAGCCCTTGGATCGGCTTATTAATAGCTTATACGAGGATTATGGGAAACTATTTGGAAGAATCTTTGATTTTCAAATGCGTAAGAATCAAATTCGCTCATCCATGGACCTTGATACAGTTATGAGAAAAGGTGACGAAGAAACAGAAAAAATGGAGCGCTGGCTTGATAGAACACGAAGAAAGCTTATAAATGATTCTTTTGCTATTTTCCTTGGCCAAAAAGGTGTTACCTATACGGAGCACTCCAAGAATCAGGGCGTAACTGCCGGAGTCGATGAAGTGAACAAGGTTTATGAGGGGGCGCTTGAAATTGTGGCCAAAGCGTTCAATATTCCAGTAAACCTGCTTCGCGGAGATATGGCCGATATTGCAGACCAAATGAAAAGCTATATGATGTTCTGCATCGATCCGTTGCTCAAGAAAATCACAGATGAACTCAACGCGCAGCTGATCAACAGAAAAGAATATCTCGATGGTGGAAAGATCGAAGCCAAGCGTGTGCGATACTCTAATATCTTTGATGTGGCCACGGCGATTGATAAAGTACGTGCTGCAGGCGTTGCAAACGCAAATGAACTTCGGGATGAAGTCGGCTGGGATCCAGTTGATGATCCAAAGATGAATGAATACGTCATGACAAAGAACTATTCTTCAAAGCTTGAAGGAGGTGATACGAATGAGCAAAACGGAGTTTCTGAAGACGTTTAAAAATCAGAAATACATCGATCAGTTGCAAAACATTCCGCAAAAATTCAATGTTGTGCACAACCAGGAAAAAGGAGTTTCTGAAATCACGATCTATGGCGTTATCGGTCAAACGTGGTTCTCTGATTCCTTCTCAGCGAACGATATTGACCAGGCGCTGAATGCAGCGGGTGATAATGATGTTGTGATTAATCTCAATAGCCCAGGCGGCGATGCGTTCGACGGTATTGCCATCTTTAACCGGCTGAAGCGGCATAACGGCAAGGTTACTGTGCATGTCGATGGTTGGGCATGTTCGGCTGCTTCTGTTATTGCGATGGCTGCAGATGAACTGGTCATGGAACTCGGCTCCATGTTTATGATTCACGAAGCAAGTAACATTGTATGGGGCACCAAGCAGGACATGAGGAAAGAAGCTGATGTGCTCGAGCAGCTGGAAGATGGCATAATCGACATTTACATGACAAAAGCAAAAATCGAACGTGATGAAGTGCGCGAGAAGATGGACGCCGAAACATGGATGTCTGCAAAGACTGCTGCTGAATTAGGTTTTGCTGACCGAATCGCAGGAGCTGAACCCGAACCAGAACCGCAAAATACAGTGCAACAAAGACAAAATGTTATTGACGAATTGCATGGTATCTTAAAAACGAATAATCAAATACAAACATCAAAAGAGCCTGTGCCAATACCTGCCGAAAAGCAGAATATAGCCATGCTCTTTTTAAAATCGAAAGGGGATAAAAAGAATGCCTAAAATCACATTTGAAAACTTTGAAGATGCCAAACTTGCTTTTGCTGAAGCAACGGAGAGTGGCACAGCAGAGGATCAAGCGACAGCACTAGACAACATGTTGACTGCATTGGCAGCTGACACGAAGAAAGACATCATGAGTAAAGTTCAAACGGAAATGGCGGACACTACGGTTTTGCAGGGGCGAGGCCAGAATGCTCTGACGAGTGAAGAACGAAAATTCTTCAATGTGGTCATCGAGGAAGGCGGATTTAAAGACACAGACACGCTTCCTAAGACAACACAGGAGCGAATCTTCGAAGATATTGTTGCAGAACACCCACTGCTTCAAAATATCGGAATTCAGAATTTGGGAGCGGTAACTGAATTTATCTATTCTGATCCAACAGGTGCTGCCGTTTGGGGTCCTTTGTTTGATGATATTAAAGGGCAGCTTAACGCGTCGTTCCGCAGTGAGTCTATCAGCCAACTGAAACTCACAGCGTTTGTACCAATTGCAAAGGACATGCTGAATCTCGGGCCAGCATGGATCGAACGTTATGTCCGCACTATTATCGTCGAAGCGATGAAAGTCGGTTTGGAACGAGGTTATGTTGCGGGTCGCGGCTCTTCACATAACGAACCGGTTGGTCTGTTGAAAACAGTGGACAAGACTACTGGGGCAGTCTCTGATAGAGCCTCAGCTGGCACGCTTACTTTTGATCCAGGACGCACAACGATTAATGAGTTGAAAGGCGTCGTTAAAAAGCTTTCCGAAAAATTGGACAAAGATGGAAATGTGAAAGAGCAGCCGCGTCAAGTTGCAGGAAAGGTTGTTATGGTGACCAACCCATTTGACACGTTCGATATCCAAGCGAATTCCACAACGCTGACAGCGAACGGATTATATGTTACGAACTTGCCTTTCAATCCAATTCCGACAGAATCCATTTTCGTGCCAAAAGGCAAGGTGCTGTTCTTTGTCCGCGGTGAATATATTGCTGCAGTCGGTGGGGCCATGGACGTTCAGCGGTATAAAGAAACGCTTGCCCTGGAAGATGCAGATGTGTTTATTGCCAAGCAGTATGCAACTGGTAAGCCGGTAGATAACAATGCTGCCCAGATCTATGACCTTAAACTTGATCTGACAGTGCCAGCCCCAACAGCACCAGAAGCACCCGCAGGAGCATAAGCAGGAGGTGGTCTGATTGATCACACCAGATATATTGAAAGAATTTAAAGAGCGCATGCACATTTCGCATTCAGCAGAGGACGAGAATCTGAAAAGGCTTCTCCAACATTCTCTTGCCGATATCCAAGCGAAGTGCGGCGCTTTTGATATTTCCACACACAGTAGGGGCCGGGAACTTGTCATGGAACGCACGCGCTATGTGTATAACGATGCGCTGGAATACTTCGACAAGAATTTCTTGTCTCAGCTTATCAGCCTGGGATTTGATCTTCTTCCGGAAGCAGGTGAAACCGATGCGACCGTTTGAATATAAGCCGCCACGAGTGCAGACTGGAGATCTGCGGACGCCGGTCATTTTTTATGAATACCAGCCAAATGAAGGACCGGAGCCTGGGGAGATGGAAAAGCGCACCTTGTATAGCTGCTTCGCCAAGATCGATCAAGTTTGGATGCGCGATCTGGAACAGGCCAAAGCAAACGGGACCACAACAGACATCACCATATCCGTCCGGGATCCGCAGGCCCAATACATCGCCGACAACAAGCATTATGTCGAGATCGATGCTGCAGAATATCGTGGGAAGCGCTACGCTATTAAGTCTGTGCGACCTGACCCTCAGAATAAGCGGTTTATTCGGGTGATAGCGGGGCTAAAGGAATGAGTGTCAAAATCACTGGAATTAACAGGCTGCTTGGCGAGCTTGAAGCAAAACTTGGAAAAAAGAAAATGGAGTCGGTGACGGACGCTTCTTTAATGGCTGGGGCTAAAATTGTCTATAACGAACTGCAAAAAGAGTTTGCCAAATTTAAAGACACGGGGGCATCGATGGATGAGATGAAAATATCCGAACCATCGACTGTAAATGGTGTGCGTGAAATACGCATCTATTGGCAAGGCCCGAAAAATCGTCGTTGGGTCATTCACCTTAATGAATTTGGGACGATCAGGAATCCGAATCCAAGGGGTAAAGGTGCGGTTGCCCGAGCAATTGAAAACAGCTGGAAGCCATATGCAAAAGCACTGCGTGACGGCATCAGGAGGGGCATGTGATGCTCGATAAAATCTATCAGGCGCTCATCGCTGATCCTTTTATTGCAGAGCAAGCAGCTGGTCGCATTAAGTTTTACGAGTACCCGGCAACAGGTGATGTGTCAGGAGCCTATATCATCATTGACCCGATCAGCCCACCGATTCCTGATGACTACGCGGATGACGAGTGGCTGACTGACACTTATCTAGTGCAAATCGATGTGTGGACAAAGAGCCGAAAACTGACTGAAAAACTGGCAGGCCATGTGCGTAAAGCAATGTGGTCTATTTCTTTTGCTCAAAAGGGCGGCATACCAGAATATGATGGCGGAATTTTTCGTGATGCCAGGCATTACCGCGGTAAAGTTTATACAAATATTAGGGAGTGATAACTTTGGAGAAAAACAAAATCTATAAAGCCTTTACCGGTTTGAAAGAATTCTACTATGGTGAACTAAATGCAGATGAAACGGGCATTTCGGGCACTAGCGCAGAACGAATAAAATTCTTGCAAAATATCGGCGTGGAAACTGCGCAGGAAATTGTCCGCGCGTTTGGTGATAACCAAGTCGCAGAACTTGCAGTGGGTAATGGACAGACCACGCTCTCCACTACCTTTCACACGATTCCGATTGAGGATCAGCAGCGTCTTTACGGCATGAAAAAACTTGGTGGTCTTATCGCCCATACACCGGAGAACCGACCGCCTTATGTCGCTTGTGCATTTGCCCGCACGGCTGAAGATGGCGGCACGGAATGGCTTGGGTTCGCAAAGGGCATGTTCACACAGCCGAACACAGAAGGTCAGACGAAAGAGGATTCCGTGGAATTCGGAAATGCGGAGACGTCTGGTGAATTTATGCCGCGTGAAGTTTCGTCAGGTGAAGAAACGCTCAATGTGACGTACCTAAAAGGCTACGATGCACCTGGTTCCACGACGAATCGAGATGCTCTGTTCAAAGCAATTTTTGGTGTGAATCACCCAGACTACGTTAACCCGGCACCGGGCGTTTAAGGAGGAAAAACTATGGCATACAAAGTGATTGAGGATTTTACGGATTTGCAGGATAAAAACAAAGTGTATCATGAGGGTGAAAGCTTCCCCAAACCCGCTAACAAAAGGGTCTCTAAGAAACGGATCGATGAGCTTTTGTCTGATGAGAACAAATTGGGCAAGCCGGTAATTAAAGAAATCGAAGAAGAGAAAGAGTAGGCGGATAATACCGTCTGCTCTTTTTTAATTTAATTAAACCAAGGAGGAATTTTTAAATGGCAAATTTGAAAAGACACTTAATCGAATTAGTGAAAAATCCCGAGGAAGTTGCAGAAGGTGGAGTGCCGGAATTTGAGAAGCATTGGACAATTCCTTTCATTCCGTTTCGAAAAGTAATCGAAGCAGCTACTTTACAAGAAAGGTTGGAGAAGGGAGATCTGTCGGAAGTTAAGCAAATTGAAGAAATGGCAAACTTCATTGCTGAGCTATACAAAGATATTCCAAACGGAGATTACCTGATTGACCGCCTTCATGCGCCTGACGGCATGGAAGAGCTGCGTGGACAGATTGACTTTATCGTGTCAGGTGCTCAGTCGGAGGACGAATCGAGAGTTTTTTTGCAGGAGAAGAACAGCTAACAGACGAAGATTTTTCACCGCAAAAGCAGCGTGAATATATGGAGAAACTCGCCATGGATCTTATGAAGGAAGGTAAGGACATCAATGAGGTCCTTGATATGCCTTTCCATTTCCTTGTTGAAATGCTTCGTGCTGAGCGGAAACCTAAGAAGTCAAATTCCTTCATGGATTTGCCATAAGGATGTGTGAAATGAAGATTGAAATCAAAGAGATCCGGTGTATGAAGTGTAATCGGATGCTTGGAAAACTGAAAGGTGTCGTCGAGATCAAGTGCCCAAAGTGTGGCACAATGAATCACTTTGACAAAAAATAGAGGGTCCAGAACCCCGCGACTTAGAGGCTCATGAAGCCCAAAAGGAAAGCGGGGTGAAAGACTATGAGTGAAAGAATCGAAGGCTTTTCCATAGGCCTGGATCTTGATACGATCAAGGTGACCACAGGATTAAAGGACTTGAAGGCGAAGCTGAGTCTGGCCAATTCGGAATTGCGGAATAACCTTTCTGTGTTTGATCGATCAGACAAGTCTATTGGTAAATATGAGACACGTTTGCAGGGTTTGAACAAACGACTGGAAGTCCAAAGTGCAATTACAGATAAAGCCAGGCAGTCATACGAAAAGATGGTCTCAGAGTATGGAGAAGGATCTGCTGAAGCAGATAAAGCTGCAAGAAGCTACAACGAACAGTCGACCAGGCTAAATGCCATGAAAAGAGATGTCGAGAGTGTCACAGCAGAACTTGCCCAGCTGAGAGAAGAGCAGCGACTTGCAAATTCATCCCTTTTCAAATTTGGTGACGGCTTAACAAACTTTGGAAATCAGATGAAGTCAGTCTCTGCCAAAACCAAAGACCTGGGGAAAAGCCTAACGAAAAAAATCACCATGCCTGCTGTGGGTGCAGCTGCAGCGTTGGGCGGTATTGCCCTTGCTAAAGGCTTTGGTCGTCTGGTTGGAATTGATAATGCTAAGGCTAAGCTAAAGGGTCTTGGACATGATGCAAAAAACATTGGGAAAATTATGGACTCGGCGCTTGAATCGGTTAAAGGCACTTCGTATGGCATGGATCAGGCAGTTACAACTGCCGCGAATGCCGTGGCCGCAGGCGTCAAAGAGGGCAAAGAGCTTACACGTTATCTGTCACTGACTGGTGATGCTGCCGCTATTGCTGGGGCAGATATGAGCGAGATGGGGGCAATCCTCAATAAGGTAAAGACAGCGAACAAAGCTTATAACGGAGAACTGCAGCAGCTGTCAGATCGCGGGCTGCCTGTTTACCAATGGATAGCAAAGGAAGCAAACATTTCTGCTGATTCCGTTGCCGAGTTTGCTTCAAAAGGTAAAGTTTCATCTGAAATGCTGATGAAAGCCATCGAGAAAAACATCGGCGGTGCAGCAAAAAAGATGGGTAATGAATCATTCACAGCTGGCCTTGCAAACATGTGGTCAGCTGTCGGTCGTCTTGGAGCATCATTCCTTGACGCGGGTGGTAAAGGCGGCGGATTCTTCTCACAGATGAAGCCTCTTATCGTTGATTTCACAGGCCGTATAGATGACTTGGGCGGCATAGCAGAATCAGCAGGTAAAAAGCTTGGCGGCATGTTATCCGGTTTCATTGGTAAGGTCAAATCTGTTAAAAAGACATATGAAGGACTATCCCCAGAAGTACAGGAAATCATCAAAAAGGTGGCAGCTGCAGTAGCGGCTATCACTGTTAGTATTGGACCGGTCTTAACGGTACTAGGAATGTTTGGCGGATTTGTCGGCAAAATTGCAACTGGACTGGGTACGTTGTTAACTGGATTTGCCAAGTTCGGCGGAGTAGCCAAAATTTTGGGGTCGATATTCGCGGCACTGACCAGTCCGATTGGGCTAGTAGTGCTTGGCATAACCGCCCTTACAACAGGAATTGTACTTGCCTATCAAAAGTCAGAGACATTTCGGGATGTTATACATGGCATAAAAGACGCTTTCCTGAACGCAGTTAAGGGCATCAAAGAATTTTTCACTACAAATGAAACTGTCCTGGCCATTGTGGAGCAGCTGAAAAAGAATTTTGAAGTAACGAAGAAAGTCGTCTCGTCTGCAATTGATGTCATTGCCGGGTTCTTTAAAGAGAAAATCAGCGAGATGAAAAAGTTCTGGGACGAGAACGGAGAACAAATTTTCCAAGCCTTCAAAAATATCTTTACGGCAATCAAAACGGTGACAGTCCCGGTATTTAAGTTGATTGGCTCAGTTATTCAATCTACACTTAGCGTAATTCTGACAGTGATAAAGGCGGCACTGCCATACATTAAAACAATCTTCTCAGTCACATTCAAAGTTGTCCTTTCAATAATAAAGTCCGTTTGGTCGAACATTGAAGGCATTATATCAGGTGCTCTAAAGGTTATTACTGGTACTCTGAAAATCTTTGCCGGCCTGTTTACCGGAGATTTCAAGAAAATGTGGTCAGGCATTAAAGACGTTTTCTTCGGTGCCTTGCAGACCATTTGGAACTATGTAGAGCTGATGCTTTGGGGCAAGATGCTCAAAGGCATTCTAGCACTAGGCAAACTACTCGTTGGCGGCTTCCGTTCTGCGTGGACCAGCATTTATAATGTTGTGAACGAGCTGGTCAAGAGAGTGGTTGATTTTGTCCGCAACGGGTTTACAAGCCTGGGTGGCAAATTGACGGGTATCTTGGACAGCATACGATCCGTAATTGTTGGGGCTTTTACCAAGTCGCGCGATTTTGTATTTGGAATCGTGGACCGAATCTTTATCAAAGTCGGCCAAGTCTGGACCAGCATATTTACTAAGACGGGTGAGATATTCGGCAAAGTTTTTGGTGCGATACGTGATGCGTTTACCAAAATGCGTGACAGTGTGGCCAACGGACTGAAATTTATATGGGACAAGATCCGTGACACATGGACGACCATTCTATCACGGACTAAGGAACGCTTCTCTGCCATATTTGGTGCGATACGTGATGCTTTTGGAAATGTTCGTAAAACTGTTTCTGATGGTGTTTCTCATGTATGGACTAAGGTCAGAGATACCTGGAATAATTTAAAGACTAAGACAGCTGAGATATTCTCGGACATTTACCAGGGCATAAAAGGTAAGTTTAACGACATCGTTCAGGCAGCCAAGGATCTTCCTGGCCGGATTGGTGCCGGTATCAAGAAATTTGCATCCAAAGTCGGTTCCGGTATTACTGAACTGAAGGATATTATGATAGGCAAGCTGAAAGGCGCGCTTAATGGCGTTATCGGTGGCATAAACTGGGTTCTTGATTTAATTCATGTACCGAATATACCTACCTGGGACGGAAAGTCGGTTCCCAAAAAAGCTCAAGGTACGGATAACCACCCTGGTGGCCCGGTAATTCTGGGTGATGGTCGAGGCGATAATGCTGGTCCAGAGCTTGTAACGCTCCCAGGTGGAAAATCATTTCTGTCAGCTCCAAAGGATACGCTTTATCCTTATTTGCCAAAAGGAACCAGCGTTCTCTCAGCCAAAAAGACGCGTAACCTTTTTGAAGGGGTGCCTCAGTATGCAAAAGGTAAAGGCTGGCTGGAAAAAACAACGGACTTCCTTAAAAAACCTTTTGAAATTTTAGGTAAAGAGCAAGTTCGCCAATCTGAAGTACAGGAACAAATGGTGGCAGATGTATGGGACAAGTCTGGGAAATGGTTGCTTAATAAAGCACTGGGTGTATTAAAAATAGGGCGCCCTAGTAACAAGACGTTTGCCGACAGGATGGCAGGCGGGGGCTGGGATAAAGTTAAACCAGGCGGCGCTAAGTATATTGAGAAGAAACGTGACGCAGAGCTCTTATCTGGCGGACCGGCACCGAAAATAACAGGCAGTGGGGTAGCTTGGACAGGAACGATCAAGAAAGCTGCTGCCGCCATGGGTGAACAATTATCAACTTATGAACTGCATGGTATTGTCGCCCAGATCCAGCGAGAATCTACCGGAAATCAAAGGATTGTCCAATCTCCTCTTGTAAGGGACATTAACACAGCAACTGGAAATCCGGCTCGCGGACTATTGCAGTATATACCGCAAACCTTTAACAGATACAAAATGAAAGGTCATGGCGACATATACAACGGCTATGACCAGCTTCTTGCGTTTTTCAACAACCGCAACTGGCGCCGAGATCTGCCGTATGGCCGCCGAGGTTGGGGTCCGACCGGTTCTCGTAAGTTTGCATCGGGCGGAAAGGTTTGGAACGGCCTTTACCAGCTCGGAGAAGAAGGCTGGCCAGAATGGATTATCCCAACAGCACCAAGCCGGCGGACAGAAGCAGCGAAGCTACTTGCTTTGGCCGGGAAGGACATCTCGAAAAACAAGCGTCCTTATCAGCTGCCGAATCCGGGCGGACAAGACAATGGTGGACAAGACAATGGCAGGCTTGAAAAGATGGTTGAGCTGTTGAATGAACAGGTCATGTTGCTGCAACAGCTTGTGGTTAAGGATCAAAATGTGTATCTTGATGGCAAACAAATGGCAAGACCTATGGAAAAACATATCACGGAACTGCAAAGACAGAACCAGGTTAATGCCATGAGGGCAAGGGGGTTACCGACCTGAAAAATTTGATTTTCAATGGTGAGAAAAAGCCGTGGCTGTATCTGCTCAAGGGAAGGAAAAAAGCCCCATTCCCTTCAATTCAACGTAACCTAGTGGAAGTGCCTGGGATGCACGGAGCGCATCTTACTTCACATCGTCTGGAGCCATTGATTATAGAACAACCGATTGGTTTTAAAGTGAAAAATGAAGAGGATTGGCTCTCCATAAAGGATGGGTTGTCCAGCTGGTTATATACTGCAAATCCTGCGCCCTTAGAGTTCGAAGACGAACCAGGGCGCATTTATTATGCTGTTGTGCAAAATACAATTGATGACTTGGAACGCATGGCCTGGCTGCGAGAAGGTACAATTCAATTTTTATGTGCAGATCCATTTGCATATGGTCGGCAGCAACGGCATGCACTTCTATCAGGTGGCGTGACGACTCTGGCCAATGAAGGAACAGCTGACACTTACCCCGTGATTGATTTGACAGTCAAAGAAACATCATCACGAATTGAGATCGCCAGTCATTCCAACTTGACGAAGAGTAATACACCCCGATCTATTGTACTCGGGGATCTGGAAGAGATCGGAGAGGAACCGGTCGAGCGAGAAAAACTCATTATGCATGATACTATGAAATCGACAAATGTCTGGGTAGGTGCGTCAAGTGTGGACAGCGGATATGTCAGCGGACAGATGGCGGCAAACTTTGAAGGTTTTTATGTAGAGCAGTGGGGTGACGAAGGAAGCGAAGAAGGTCTGAAATCAGATTGGATCGGTCCTTCTTTGCAGCGCGCTTTTACCCATCCGCTCGATAGCTTCTGTGCTGATATTTATGTTAGTAATCGAAACTATAAGGATGCCGCGGGTACATTGATTCCGCGGGCTGTTGGCATTATTGAGGTGTATATGCGCGATATAAACGGCCATATGGTTTGCAAAATTCAATTTGGAGACATAAACGGCAAAGCTTCTGCTAATCAAGGGGTGTTTGCTTCTGCCGGAAAAACGAAAGTTGCCAAGAGCAGCCCGGCAAATGCCTGGAATGATTTTAATGGCATACTGCGCATCATGCGGGATTCTGGCTATTTCTATCCTTACATTGCTGCGATCGACAAAAATGGCAAGCATGTAAACATCCGGGAAATGGGGCGGGTCATCCCCGGACCGAGTGTCGGGACAAATGAAGTCACGACAATACAGGTTGCCATACGTAAGTGGGCAGGAGCAAAGCAAATGTACCAGTGCATTAAGGAGATCAAGGTATATGACATGATTGGAGAGTTTGAATATCCGGATTACTCTCCGAAGCTCGACTTCAAACTGGGAGATCGCTTGCAAATTGATACAGCGCGCAGCTCAGTTTTACTAAACGGCGAGCGTCGCAATGATGTAATTAATCTGGATACAGAGTTTTTCAGCCTTGTTGAAGGGCTGAATAGGCTAGAGGTATCAGGTAATATCGAAGGCACAGTTACTTTTAGAAATAGATATTTGTAAAAGGAGAGAAGATCATGGCATTGACGCAAAGCGTAGCAAATAAAGTTTTAAACCATCTTTTCAGAAATACTACCATGCCAAGTCCCACTGCGGTTTTTGTTGGTCTGTATGTTGGATCAGCTGAAGTGGGCGGGGCAACAGCAGGATATGCTCGTCAGTCCATTACATTTGGGGCGCCAACCGCTGGCGTTATTAAAAACGATACAGAAGTCCGTTTCCCGATCGCATCATCTGATTGGGGAGAGATTTCAAGTGCAGGCATCTTTGACGCAGCAACAGGCGGTAACCGCCTGGATGATGCAAGCATTGCTGCCGTACGCATTGTTCGCGCAAATGATCAGTTTGTCATCCCGGTCGGAAACTACACGATTGAGGTGAAATAACATGCCTTTATATCCTGCTGCCAACAGAGCAGAAACAAAAATATTTTATGATTTTCCACCAACTGAAACTATGTTAGTTGTGGATAGCACAGCCGGTTTTCCGGTTCCGCCCTTTCTCATATCAGTAAACAATGAAATTATGAAAGTCACTTCCATGGACACCGCTTTTTTTAACGTAACACGCGCTATGGAAGGGACAACCGCTGGAACGCATAAAAAAGGCGATAAAGTTGCCTTGAGATTAACAGCAGGTATGTGGAATGACTTGCTAAATGAAGTGAAGACCAAAGCGTCTGGGCTTGATTTAAACCTTCACAACGCTGACACGTCAGCACATGGTTTAAGAGGTGACGTCATTGCGATAGGTAGAAATAGCGCAGCAGCACGCGCGGGGGTAGCAATTGGTATAGGTGCAGTAACAACTGATAGCAGTGTGTCCATAGGGACAATTGCAAACACTGATGCAAATTCTATAGCAATAGGTTATTTTGCCGACGCGAAAAAGAACGGGATTGCAATAGGGCTTGGTTCCAACGCTTTAGGGGAGTGGTCCGTCGCTTTGGGGCAGCATGCGAGAGCGCTTAATAACAGGCAGGGCCTTTTAGGCGATGCAACAAGCGATTTATCGCCTAATATGTGGACAGTAAGCGGAAGCCTTTCAGTAACAGGAACAAAAAACTTTGAAATTCCACACCCGCATCCAGACAAAAAATATACGCATATGCTTCGGCACGCAGCGGTGGAAGCGCCGACAGCTGGGGAAAATCTATACCGCTTCACAGCGAAAGCGACCACAGACGGCGAAACGGTCATCATTCCGCTGCCTGATTACTTCCCGTACTTGAATAAGAATGTGGACGTGTATGCTTCACCATTCAAACACTTTGGCGGCGCATATGGCGAAGTAATTGGCGACAAGCTGCATGTCACTTGTGAAAAAGCCGGTGCTTATAAGATTCTTGTTATCGGCACTCGACAAGATGAAAACGTCCAAAACTGGGACATTCTTGGGACAGTCCGCGAAGTCGGACAATCTTGGGAAGGTGAAACCTTTATCTTTGAAGTACCTGAAATACAGGAATATGTGGGAATTGAAGAGGTCAAAAACGAAGAAATGGAGGTATGAATATGAACTATTTAAAATATGTCGGCGTGCAATTCAAAAGTCCACTAATTGGCAGGCCATCGCGTCCAGTCGAAGCGCATTACAATGGTAGAGCTGTTAAAGTAAGTGATGGTGAAAGGGACCAAATGGTATTTCTCAATAAAAAAGAAATTGCGTTTGAAGCCACGGAACAAGAAATTCTTACAGCGGCTGAAAAGAAAATAGATGAAAGTAATGAGCAAAAAGTTTAATTTACTGAGCATGGGGGCGTAAAAGTATGCAGTTTAACAAAAGTACATTTAACGCCGTACCATTTAACGGAACAGGACAAAATGAAGTAACAAGTGCTTTTGCTTCTAAGAACGCTACAGCGTCCCAATTTGACGGAATAGCAGTAAGCGGGGCATATTTTTCATCCAATATAGTTACAGCAGGCAAAGCAGCCCCTGCTGTTTTTTATTTTGTTTCTGCTGCATCGCAGACTGCCACAGTCAGTGAAGTTCGACAGACAGGGCGCATGATTGCTTCCTTGCATTCAACCACACGGACCTTATCAACTTATGATATGATCATTGAAAAAATTGCAAGTTTTAGTTCAAGCAGCAGGTTTGATTCAACCATTCTTGGTGCGTGGATCCGAACGTATAAGCACGATCCACAAAAATATAACCGTTCGGAGCCTATCTTCATTTATGATCGCAATGAAGATTTGCAACTGGTTTTATCTGATGATGGCATCGTCTACAAAGATGGTTGGATGCCGGAGCAATTAAACGGAGAACAACGGCTTGAATTTAGCGTACTTGCAAATTCTCCAGAAGTTGCTGCCATTCAAAATGATGGCCGAGCGGTTGTCCGGGATATTGATGGAGACTACCGTGAGTTCATCATACGGGTGATAGATGATGCAGACAGTGGTTCGTCTTTTAAAACCATCCAGGCAGAGGGCGCAGAATATGAGCTTATTGATGAGTTTCTAGCATCCTATGTGCAGCCGAATGTTGACTTGGAAATTGCACTGTCTGCAGTCCTTCAGGGTACTCGCTGGCAAATTGGCCAGATTGAGAACTTCTGGGATTTACGCAGTGTTGATTTGCGTAATATGACAGTTAAAGAAGCTGTATATCAGCTGGTAAAGCAGTTTGGCGGGGAAGTAGCTTACCGTGTGGAAGTGAAAGGCAACCGAATTGTTGCGCGCTATATAGATGTCTTTCAGAAGCGCGGCCGATATACGGGCAAACGGTTTGAAACTGGCAGAGACATCATATCTACTTCCCGTATACTGGATAGCACTGTTACTAAAACAGCTTTATATGGGCTTGGTGCATCCGGGGAGGATGATGGGCCGCGTCTCACCTTTGGAGATGTAACTTGGAGCAAGGCTGCAGGTGATCCGATAGATAAGCCGTTAGGACAGACATGGATAGGCGACGATAACGCTCTTGCAGTTTGGGGCTATAACCGTGGCACACGGCATAAGTTTGGATTTTATGATGGGCAAGAAGAAGATCCGGCTGAACTGCTCTTGAGTACATGGAATGAGCTTCAGCGGTTAACCAAATTAAATGAAACGTACGAAATTAATGTCGTACATCTCGGGGAGCTAATGGGCTATGAGCCGGATCGTGTAAGACTTGGAGATACTGCTTTTGCAATCAACCGAAACATTTACCCGCATGTGGAAGTTGAAGTCTCCATCATTGAATTCAGGCACAATCTTAATGACAAGCGACTATCTGAAGTGACGCTAGGGGATTACCGAAATGCCTATGATCTTGCTGGCCGCTTTAACGACATCCAAAAGGATGTAAATGATAAGCAGGGCAACTGGAGCAAAAAACCAAACTCATCAGATGTTAAAAGAGAAGCGCAAAATGAAGCGACAAGGGCAATAGCTGAGGCGCAAATACGTATTGATCAAGCCAAGCAGGAACTGCAGACAGCAGTCAGCCAGATTGCGCAAGGCAAGATAGGGTTGACTGATGCCCGTTGGCTTATCCAGGACACGATAGACAACCCACAGAATTATAAAGGGCAGATGATGGGTGATCTGATTGCTGACAGTTTGCTGTTGCGAGGTTCCATTACAGCCATTAATGCCACCATTACAGGCAATTTGCTCGCTGAAGGCACAACAATCATGTCAGCTGCCATTGAAAAAGCAAACATCATTGATGCAAATATCCAAAATGCCCGTATCACTGGCCAGCTTGATGGTGTAAATGGAACGTTTGTCGGCGACCTAATAGGTGCTCGGATCATGTCAGGCAGCACGATCGATGTGACTACAGACCTTTACGTTGGGAATAACATTTATCTCGGTAAGGCTTTAGCTGGCACGAAACGGATTGTATTTAATGAATGGGCGTCGATTTCGGCCATAGATGACAACATCACCATTGATGGCTCAACGCTCCGCGTAGATAGCGGTAACGGTACTGCCGAGCTTGTGAAACATTGGAAAGGCACGCAGCTTCAATTCTATTATTCTGCGATTTATAAAAGTGCAGTTTACCAAGATAATAGCGACCGACATCGTTTGAAGTTGGAGACAAGCCCAGGTAACGGCATTTGGATTGATCCGGCTACGAAAACTGTTTATTTCATGGTAGATGGGTTGCCTGCTCATTCATTCTATGCAAGCGGTGCAGTTGAACATAAGAAATAAAGCGCAGGGGGGTGGAGAGATGCAGGAACAGGAAATACAAGTTGATGTAAACCGGGTAATTGATGCGCTTCTGGCGGATATTGCTCAGCTTACAAAAGACAGGGCACTGCTTCGAGTGCAGAACAGCCAGCTGGTTGAAAAAAATGAGGCACTGCAAGAATTGGCCCAAGCATATGAGGATAAGGAGAAATTGTTAGAAGAAAAATAGAGGATTTCCTCTCTTTTTGTCGAATATACACGTTTGATGAAAGAGAGGGATTCATATGAATATATTTAGTGATAAAACAAGTGATTTAGAGTTAAAACTTCAGAATTTAAATGAAAAGATAAACATGGTTGATGAGTATTCTAGGCATATGACGAATTATACTCTTACCATATTGAGTATTGTGATAGCTATTGCTTCTGTAACTATTATATTAGCGGTCGTATTGTCTACTAAGCATTTAATTAATCAAAAGGTTGAAAAAGAAATCGGGAAACGGGTTATTAAGGTTTTAAGTGGCAAGCGTCCCATATTCTTTGCGAGTGGTATATCTAAACCTGACTCGAATGGTTATATTCAGATTCCGACTGATTTAGATGGTTATGCAGAACTAAGTCACGAAACCTTAATGTTTATTGATTCTAATCAAAAAGGTTCGCAGAGCTGGGGACAAATGGAAACTGGTTTGATTTCGAAATTTCAGATAAACGATGAAGGGCAAAAAGTTATAAGTGTAATAAACTATGATGATAAAAACGGTGAAATAGAGTGGAATATAACTTGGGTTAGAAAGAATTACAGTTGAGCACTCCTAACAGGGTGCTTTTTTTCATGGAACAAAACAGGGGGACCAAATAACCCTCCCGAAAAGGAGGTAGGAAATGAGTGATAGAGGAATGGAAATCCTAGAGCAGAATGTGAAGCACAACACGGAGGACATTCGGGAACTAAAAAGGCGTGTCGAGGCCCATGATTCTGATGTGGAAAATTTGAAGATTGACAACCATAGTATGAAGCAGAACTTGAATCATGTGTTTAACACGTTGACACGTTTTGAATCTACGCTTGAGACACTTAATAAGAAATTTGATGATGACAAAGCTGAGAGGCATCGTGACCAGATTGCCCAGCTGAAAGAATATAAAGGCGCCGTTTGGCAAGTCGGGATTTACCTGACCTGTGTGCTGATCGGCGGCTTTTTGCTTTTCAAATTTGGCTTGAGATAAAAGGAGGTGAGAGACTTGTTCAAAGAACCGAAGAACTGGAAGGATTGGGGAATCCTCTTGACTGCTTGGCTGTCTATTCTGGCGCTGGGCATCAAGGGGATTTTTAATGTGGATATTACACCGCACGTTGGAGACATCGTCAATTTTGTTTTATTGACTGTGTTTATCGCAATTTCGTTGTATGGCGTGTACAAAAACACGTATGCCGTAACCAAAAAGGCGAAGCGGCAAGACAAAGCTTTGAAGCAAAGGGGGCTTAAATAAATGTTCGAAATTAATCAGATGCTCGTGGCAAGTCGGACCAAAACATACCCAGGCACGAACCCTTGTAACTATATTGTCATTCACGAAACAGCCAATGAATCAACAGGAGCGAATGCTAAACTACATGCCAAGCTGCAGCGTAACGGATTTTCCGCTTCCTGGCACTACTCAGTGGGCTCGGATGGTGTATGGCAGTCCTTCCCAGACACAGTCAAATGCTGGCACGCAGGAGACGGCCAATACGGAAAAGGTAACGCACAAGGAATTGGGATCGAAATCTGTGTGAATCGTGATGGAGACTTTAAGAAGACTATTGCCAATGCTGTGGATCTAGTGAAGCACCTTATGAAAAAGCACAATATCCCTGTAAGTAATGTCATCCAGCACAATGTTACCTCCAGTTGGGGAAAGGACTGTCCGCATTATTTAAGGAGTGGTAAGAAGGGCGTAACATGGGCGCAATTTAAACAAATGCTGACTGTTCAGCAGTCTGCGAAAAAGGAAGGGGAATTAACTGTGTTACAATACAATGAACTGAAAAAGTTAATCGAGGCGCAGAATACAAAAATTAATGCACAAGCCAAGGAGATTTCCGCTTTGAAGAGGGACAAGCTGAACGTACCAAATGCAAATGCTGCGGTTGATCCGGCGCATAAAGAGAGATGGAAATGGGCAAAGGCGAATGGTCTGCTTGATGGAAAGAACCCGGCAGGCAAAGTAACTCGTCAGCAGCTCGGTTCGGTCGAGCATAATTTTTATAAACAATTTATCGCAAACGATGCTCCTGCTGAGGAGTATGCGAAAGAAGCTTTGGAATGGGCGGCTGATCCTAAGAACAATATTTCCGATGCATCCAATCCAGCATATTTAGCATCAAGGCAACAGGTAATTACTATCGTTAAGCGAGCATTTGATTTGGCTGCTGCAGGTAAAGATCAGTCAGAAGGATCTACTGGAGAGTAAAAGAGAGCGCCCTGTCCGGTTTGGTGGGGCGCCTTTTTGTAATACTACTCTTCCTCCATTTCCTTTACAAGCTCAGCAAATGGATCGCACTCAGTAATTTGGTCTCTAATCTGTTTAATATTTCTATCGACTTCTTCTCTTGATTTTAATAAATGAAATCTAAGGGCGTAATCGATTGCCGAAGGATTCTCTTCATAATTATAAGGTATTAGATGGGAGTTAATTTTTTTTAAATCTCCTTTAATAGCTTTGAATCGCATCGAAGCTAAACCATCTAAGACCTCTCTATATTCATCATACACATACGAAACAATGTCCATATCCTCATGAAGTAACTTTTTTAAGTAATCGGTTAAAGAATCTTCTCCTTGATTATTCAAAAACTCTAATTTATAAAAGTTATATTCATATGATAGGTCTACTAATAATCGTTCAACTAAACCTTTTTCTTCTTTTAGCTTCTCAAACTCTTTAATGTTTAATTGTAGATAGACAAAAAAACTATCATACTTATCAATAAAGTCTTCTGCTGAGAGCTGTATTACGTCTTCTGTAATTTTTGATTTATTAGCTTTCATGAACTTCCAATACATCTCTGCCTTCTGATCTCCGTAATTTACCTGAGCAAAGCTCCTCTTTTCGTTAGCCTTTTCTTGTAAAATTTGTTCTGCTTTTCTTGCCTGCTCTGCTTCAAGTTTATGGAGAATATAGATTAAACTTTCTTTCATAAGCTCCTCAATCTGAGGGAAGATCAGAACTCCATACTTAAACCTATCGTTCATTCTAACCCTTATTTGCTCTAAACTCATGGAATGTTGAATAGGATCATGGTAAGTATACTCATTATTTCTTTCTACTCCGTTGACCATTCTAGAGTGATAAGAGCTAATAAATTTGAAATCAATTGTTAGGTCTGATGTTTCGATATCTAAAAAATAACATAAACCTGTTTGAGCAAAAATGGTTTGTTCTAACTCATTTCTAATACGAGCATTTTCAATATCTTGAGCTTTGGAGAATTTCATGAACTTAGCTTTATCTAATATCCAAAAATCTTGTATGCCGGCAGTTCTATATAATTCATGTCTTGATTCCCATTCTGTTGACGATAGAGGACTATGTTGAAATTCAAAAGCCCAACGTATACCAATCATATCTTTTTCTTTGTGCTCAACATAGACATCAGCTATTTGTCGAGTTTCAGCAATATAAACTTCGTATTGAATAACAGCAGATGGGTATTTTTTACTTAACCAATCAAACAGAATTTGTTTACCTTTAATATGAGAAGGAGTTTCAGGCTCATAATTTGAGACCACACATTCCGAATCATAATGAGCAAAATGTGGACGTTTAACTCTTCCAGATTTAAAGATAACTTTGCTAAGACAATTTGGACATAACAGATTGTTTTCATCGGATAACCGCTTAAGGATTTCTCTCTTATCATTAGTTGCAATAATTGTTTCTTTATCAACAGTTATGCATCTTAGCAATAGAGACACCTTCTTTGTACTATTTTAATAAATCTCGTTTTTTCTCGTATACAACTATGTCTTTTTCAATATAAAGGGGGAGGGAATCGTCGTGTACCCACATTACCGGCTTTGGAAAATCTTCATGACGCAATTCCCAGTTTTTTACGACTTGACGAGTCACATTCCAGCGCCTGGCGAGGTCGGCTTTTGAATAAAGTTTCGGTAACTCACTCATTTTTCTACACGCCTTTCTGGCAGAAGCAATTTTAAAACAAAGGTAATGAACCATATAACCGCAACGATACATCCAATCCAATTAAGCACACTCATATTATTAAAATCAATATCCAGCAGCAAAACGGCCATTAAAATAAACACTAACAGGTCAGACGAAGTAATCCTTTTCATCATAAACGCACGGAGGATGTGCTATAATAAATTGTAAGGGTGGGGGCATTCCCAGTGCCCCCGGTTAGTCAGTCCTCATTATCGCGTTTTTTCATTCTGTCGAATAACTCAAGTGCTGTCTTGACACTCGCCAGTATGCCTGCGATGATGAGGACTGTATTTCTTATATCCTCCATGCTTTTCCCTCCCTTCGACTTGTTAATTATATTATATCAAATATTGTTTACGTTGTAAACAAATTATATGTAAATGTTTGTTAATTATAGGTAAATAAGCGCCTTGTCCATTGGGGACTGGGCGCTTATTTGTTTTCTGTGGTAAAATATTGGAAAAGTGGTGGTGATAAAATGATTGAACTTCATGAGTTGCGGGATGTAAATGGCGAATTTAAAAAATATCAAGGTTTTACGATAAAGCCAGAAATAGGTTGCTTAGTAAGAATTATTAGAGAGTTCACAAACAATAGGGTTAATATGCCATATCGTGAAAATACCTTTGATCATTTATCAATACATAAAGTTTACAAGGTAAATAAAGTGATAAACGTGACTCAAGTAAGAATTGTTGATGACAGTGGGTGCTATGTACATTTAACAAAAAGCGAATTTCAAGTGGTTAAGCACATCTCAGATGAAGAGATCAAGCTTTGGGAACAACAATATCACATGTTGAAGAAACTCAATGACTGGCTTCCTGGTAAAGTTAATAATAATAATTGCTCTTGA